CATCTGCTATTCCAGAAAAACTAATTTCTTTTACAGTTAATTTGTTTGATAGGAATACATCAACTTCTTTTAATGTTCTTCCTGCTCCGTGTCTAACATCTAACACTTGTTGTGGATTCAATGAAGGCATCTCGATTGAATCAATATTAATTAAAATATAATCTGCGTCTGTAGAACTCGCAGTTCCAACAGTTCCTTCGTTAGCAATAGCTAACTGAAATTCTTTTGGTGAATATGATGTACTAAGATTTGCCATTTTACTTTACCTCTTTTTTAATTTTTTGCTTTACTTCTTCTAAATAATCTTTTGCTAATTTAGGCACTTTTTTTAATTCTACGGACTTACCACTATTTAGTAAAGCCCAATCTGCATAGTCTAATTTTAGAAAACTTGGTTTTCTCGGCATTAAGCCATCTTTTAGTTTATATTTTTTTGCCATAATTAACTCCTTACAATATAAAAAAGTCCATCTGAAGTTACAAAGAATTTATCATTAGAGGTAATAAATCTTACAAACTGCTCGTGTGACTCCTCGTACAACACTGGAACAGTAATTCTTGACACATAAACATTATCTATTCCTGCATCTACATTATGCTCTACTTCAGGCATACCTGCATAAAAGTATGGTATATCTCCACCATTAGAGTTGTTAAACAATATGGTTTCTATCCTGGTGACATCTTTGTACATCTGGTCTAATGCCTTCTCATCATCTCTGTATGTTTTCAATATATAATCCATCTGTATATTGTAAACATTGATGTAGGACTTTGTTCTTTTTTCTACTAATTCTTGTGAGGTAGGATAAATGCGTAATGACTTTGTGCCAATGTCTTGATGTTGATTGTCAAAGTATATTGGCAATCCACCTTTAAACTCTGTGCGCAACTTATCACGCAATGGCGTCATAATCTTTTCATAAGTAATATTTTCGTATGTCAGTGCCATTATCGTACATTCCCTACGGTTATATCAAAGGTTGCTTTTCTGTATCCATTAAACTCTATGTCATCTGCATAATCTATTCCATTGATAGTACAATTAAACAATGGATCTAAATCTACCAGTGTGTAAAACAATTCTTCTATTCTCGAAACAGTGCTAAAAAACTTTTTAATGGTAATATCGTTGCGTTTTTGGTCTAACATAAAAAACTCTAAAGTAAGATTATAATTATTTGGCAATACTTGAAACATTGTATTTTGTGCATCAGAGTCAATACCTTTAATAATACAGAATTGATTACCTCTGTGTTGAAAATTTCTTGAACGAAAGATAGGTAGGGAAGTAAAGAACTCACTCTTTATTCCCTGTTGGATTGTTTCTTCTACATTTACTTTCCAAGCATTAGTAGATGCGACTGCCATTCTTACCTCGATAGAATTGTTTGAAATCTTTACGAGTCATTTTAACAGAACGCATAGAAGGATTATCTACCTCTTCATAGATTCCAGATACTTCTACTTCCCACTCATCATTCTGCGTTGCAGTAGATGCGTCTGATGAACCCTGAAATCTTACTTGTAAACCACCTACTAATTCTTGATAATCGCCATTAATAATTTCATCTTGTAATACTAAATTGTTTTTCAATCCATCGGTATCTTTTGCATACACAGAGTATTTAGCAGTTCCCATAGCACCAGCAGTAGTTACAATGACTTTCAATCTATCATAGCTACCATAGTAATTTCCTCTTGTGTCAACAATATTAAGACTTCCAGACACAGAGATTTTTCTAACAATACCTTTAGAAGCATCGCCAGTATTTTGGAAAGCAAGTTTAGCTCTACCTGCATTTAAATCTTCGATGTGCATTGTGGCTTCTTCAAACAATGCTTCTGCTATTTCGCTTGTTGGGTCTTTCCCTTTGACTAAAAAGAACGCTGCAACTAAAGAAGTTAAGCGTCTAATAAGATAATCGTATGTACCATCTTTTAATAAAAATTGTTCTCTTGGAAGTGTAGCATCTAATTTAGAATCTACATAATCACTTGCGTCTTTCATTACTCTATTCTTTAGTGTAACAAAATCCTCTCCTGCTTCCATTAATAAATCATCAGGACTACTTGAGTCGTTGTAATAATATACTGCATCTTCTGACTCTTCATAGTACCATTTACCATTAGAGTTTACATCTGTCTTTGATGATTCTGCTGATCCTAAGTCTTGTCCATCTGCAAAGAGCTGTGTGACTAATCCAGAATCGTGAGAAGCATATCTACTGACTGAATCTACTACCCAACCATATAATGGTTTCTTTGTATCAAATTCATCTAAATTTGGAAAGGTATCTTTTAAATCTCGTGATGTTATATATGTAGGCATTTACTCTCCTTTAGCTCTTTTGTACCACCCATACCAAAATTTTTCTTGCGTAGGGTTCTCTGAAATTAACAAAGAATAGAATAAAATTCTATAAGAAACAAATCTATCTGGCTCTAATCGTTTACACGCAGAAATAGTCGCTGCACCAATTAGTCCATCTTCTTTTATTTCAAAGGTGTTTTTATTATTACACGCTTGTTGCAATATCTTTACTGCTCTGCGTTGTCCAGTGTTGACTACGCAATCAAAGTATGGATAGCGTAACTCTCTTGGTAATGATTTAGCTTTGGAAGGAATCCAATAGTCTTGATAGTATATTTCTTTTGCTTGTTCTCTGGTTAAGTTCTTGATGTCGAGGTGAGGATAGAATCGTTTGGTTATACCATACTTGGTTTCCCCACCTAAATCATCTTTGTCATTGACATAACCGCCCTCGTGTTCGAGGACTTTCTCAATGATTTCATTGAACTCCATTATGCTGACTTCTTGACTTTTTCGAATGAACGCATTCCCCCCAAACCGAGCATACCCAAAAGTATCGTGGTTAAGGTTGTCATATCGAACACTGGTAAATCCACTTGATAACCAAATGAATATAAGAGAAAGACTAAGAATGGTTGTAGAACGAAATGATAACATAGTGCTACACCACAAGTCCAACCAACAAAAGGACGCCAACCAGCAACGAATAAGCTATTGCTATTGGCTTCAACCTTGTTAACCTCAATTTGGGCTTTGTTGATTTCTTGTATGAGTTCTGCTTTTTCAGATTTATCAAGTGTAAAGTCATCGATTTTATCTACTACTTTTTCTATGATTCCTGCGACTACATTTAACTTAGGCATCTTCCTTCTCTTCTTTCAAAGAAGAATTAAGTTCAGTTGAGAAATGGTTTTTAGCAGCTTGTAATTGCTGTGCTTGAAAATTCAGTCTGCTTAATTGCATATCTAAATCTCTGATCTGGTTTACCATTATTTTCTGCTCGTCTTGTAAGTCGTCAAAGTTTACTTCTTTGCCATCTTCTAATACGATTTTAAATTCATCTTGTTTTGTTTCTTTAGACATCTGTCCTCCAGTATGATTAATAATACTGAATATAACAAATTATGAATATCTACGCATTCTTTTTCTTGTCTTGCGAGAATACTTAGCTCGTTGCTTTCCTGCTTTGGTAGCTTTGCGTTTCTTACGAGTTTCGTATGCGTATTCTGACGAACTCATTGCTTTGAGTAGTCGTTGAGGTAGGTATCTTTCGCCAGTCTTTTTAGAAGGTTTCCCTGACTTAGTACCCCATTTTTGCTTTGTCCATCTGCGTAGACTTTTCTGTGATTTTTTGAGAGCCACTATCTATAACCTCCACCTGCTCGTTTGTAAGCAAGTGCTAACATCTGTGCTTTTCTTGCACTCCATTGTCCAGGATTACCACCTTTGTTCCCTCTTAGGATTTTATTGAATAAACGCTTTCTCAGCGTAGGTTTAGTATAATTACCTGCTTGATTGACTCTCGACTTTTTCTTTCTTCTTGGCATTATCTTACTTCTTTTCTTATATCTTCTATAATAGTTCTTTCGTCAAAGCTCATACTAATACCAGGTTGAAATCTCTTTATTTCTACACCTTCTTTTAGTACAATAATAGTAGGAACTATTTCAATATCCCATTCTTTTACTATGGTAGCACCGATCGTTTTATCTTCAATATCTATCTCTGCAATATAACAGAGCTTATCTAATTGCTCTATTTTTACTCTATTGCCATAATTCCAAGATGCGTTTACTTGTACTACTGCACAATTCTGTACATTCAATAACTGTACATCTTGAAAACTATCCAAAGATACTGATTGCGAATATAGCGATGATGTAGATAACCCAAGCACCAACAGCCACATATTTATCATATTTCTCATAATTACTCTCCATTAATCATTTCTCATATCTAAAAGAGTTTCTTGAATCATTCTGGTATCTTCTTTGATGTCATCTACCTTATCTTCAAGTTTTTCTACCTTTTCTTCAGTATTCAAAATAGAATTACGAATCATTTGGTCTTTTAAATCATATTCTGTTCTACTGATAGGTGGCTCTGGTAATTCTTTTGCTAATTCAATATCAGCTTTAAGATTAAACCATAAACCAACTACCATAAAGATTGTTACCCCTATACTGACGATTGTTTCCAAACTCAGTGTAAATTTTGTGCTTTTATTTATTTCCATTGTATTTCCTCACCATTTTACTTTATTCGCCCAATATGCTGCACTCATACGCCCTTTGCGAATGTTTTTAGCGTGTCGTGCTTTAAATGCCCTTCTTCTTGCTCTTTGTGCAGGTGACTTCGGACTCTTCCCTGCTCCTCTTACCCCTTGTTGACCAAAGCGGATCAACTTTACTTTTCCACCAGACTTTGCTAATACTGCGTGTGATTTTTTAGGGTGCTTTGGTGTTCTCTTAGGTTTATTATATCCTGCAAAGCGTACTCCTCTGTATGTAATAGCCATTAATCTTCCTCCGTATAGACTAACTTCTCACCAGTTAATTCTTCAACTAATCTTGCAAGTTTCATCATATCTACATTTACTTTTTGTGTAGTAGTTACATTCCCTTCATCATCTACAATATCTTTTTCTGAATAATATCCCCAAGCTCTTTCTTCTGATGCTCCACCTGGAATTAAATCAAAATTGTGTGGGGAAATTGTTGTGGTGTGTCCTGCGTCATCTAATACTTTTAACTCTCCACTATCGCAGAATAAAAATGCGTTTTCAGCAGAAGCAGAAGGATTAGCTGTGTTATCAAATAATTTTAAATTTCCATTTTTATCTAACTCCATTCTGTCAGTTAATGTATTGCTATTATTAGGAGAGGTTTGCCAATAAAAGCTACTATGATTTCCTACTGTTCCTGCATTATTTGCCATACCAAATATTGCTCCACTTCTTCCAGTATTTCCTCTTGCTGCTACATTATCTGACCAATAATAATTACTACCTATTTGTCCACCTAAAGCATCTCCTAACGAATTAATCATTATACCAGCTTCAGTTTCACTATCTGCAGCTCTTTTAGTTTGAAACGCTGCTATAGTTTCCCAATCAGTATGACTTGCATTATCTACATTTACTTTTAATTTAAATGAAGGTGATGCAGTTCCTATACCGACATTACCTGAAGAGTCTATTTTCATTCTTTCTGCAGCATCAGTCCAAAATTCCATATCATTAGCAGAGTGATCATATTGAATTACCCCTCTCCAATTATCATTTGCACCTCTACCATCTGCAAAAGAAAGAACTCCTTTACCAGTAGTTGTATCTGAAAAAATTTGTATTCCAGTATAATCTGAAACACTTGGACCACCAACAATAACTTGATGAGCTGAACCTGCAATAGCACCACTACCTGAAGTTCCAAATTCTGCAATAGCTGCACTACCATTAGAAGTTGTTGTATATTCTACTTGTAGCTTAGAATCGGGTGATGTAGTTCCTATACCGACATTACCTGATGACTTCATTGTCATTACAATTTTACTTGCAGCAGTATCAGTATTTATAGTTCTACCTACATAAAAGTTAAAAGTATCTCCACCATCTATTGCATACATACCTGCTTCTTTTGTATCTAAAAATGAAAGTCCGCCACCATAACTACCTGAAAGTCTTGCTATTGCTAAAGCAGAAGTACTTGTTGGGTTAAACTGATTTGCGTTTATGTGTAATTTAGTTGCAGGTGATGTTTCTCCTATACCGACATTAGTAGAAGCATTTGGTATTGTTAAAGCAGTTCCTGCACTTGTTTGTAAAGTAACTGCATTAGTTCCTACAATGTTTAAATCTGTTCCTGCATCATTGATTTCTCCATAGGGAAGTTCTAAGTGATTACTTAAAACGACATTTTGAGAACTATCAATAGTCATTGCAGTAGTATTATTATCAGTTGCAAATTCTAAAGAATGTCCAGTATTTGCAGTCATAAGTCTTAATTTATTGCCGTGATAACTATATTGAAGTGCTGCACCAAAAGCATCATTTGCACTACCAAAAATTACTGCACCAGTATGTGTACTACTTTCTCCTGATAAAATACTAATACCACTATCGCCACTATTTTCTATTACTAATTCATCTCCATCACCATCAGGTGCTACACTTGCATCTCCATTATAAATGTGGACTTTACCTTCAGGTGAGTTAGTTCCTATACCGACATTACCTGATGAGTCTATTCTCATTTGTTCTGCACTTGCAGTAGCAAATTCTAAACTATCGTTAGTATGTTCGTATTGTATCCAACCTCTATACTCTGCATTACTTCCATCATTGCCATCTGCAAATAACATAGTTCCTCTACCAGTAGTTCCTGAAAATATAGTTAAACCCTCATCTCCACTTCCACCACCTACAACTAATCTATTTCCAGCAATATCTAAAGATGAAGGATTGTCAGTTCCTATCCCGACATTACCTGATGAACCTTGAACAAACATATCATCATTAAGGTTTATATCTACATCTCCACCATCTCCAAGTTTTACATAGTCTTGTGTGCCATCTTCGAATAAGTCTAATAATACTTCTCCACCTGCTGCAAATCTTAATCTATCGCTTGTGAATTGTACATAAGTGTTAGAATCGCTATTGTGAGTAATAAGATGGTCTACTCCAATATCTCCTGCAACATCAAGTTCATAATCAGGTGAGTTAGTTCCTATACCGACATTTTTTGTAGAACCTTGTATTCTCATTACTTCTTGATAATCGCCACCACCATCACTATCATCAACTCTAAAAATCCAATCTTTATCTGCTGCTACTTGGTCAAAATAAAAATCATTTGTCTGATTAAACAAAAATCCACCATAAAGATTACTATGAAATAATTGGACATCTTCTCCTCCACCAGCCATATATGCTTGTCCATCTGCAATTTTTAAATGTCCTGTTGAGGTTAATGTGCCAGTTAATGCTAAGGTACTTCCATCAAAAGTAAGATTAGATTCAGTAGAAACAGTACCATCACCATCATCAGTAATCAGTCTGTTTGCACCTCCACCAAAACCTACTTCAGTTAAGTCAAGCGTAATAGTTCCATTAGAACCTTCGGCAGGAGTATGAGTAATATCAATACCAGTACCTTCAGTTAAGTCAGACATATAGTTACCAGTGGTGTCTGTTCCAAGTGCTACAGAGTTTGCAGCGATAGTTGTAGCTAATGCTACATTTCCTGATCCATCGAATGATACTGCTCCAGCAGTTACATCTCCAGTCAAGCTAAAGTTTCTTGCAGTTGCTAAGGCAGTTGCAGTATCTGCATTACCAGTAACATCTCCACTTACATCTGCATATAATCTACCTGCGTGAACATTAGCGTTTGTTAAAGATAAATCTCCAGTTGAAGAAGCATCTGCTGCAGTAGTAGCAAATCTTATCCTATCTAAACTTTCGTCCCAACCAATAAATACATTATCTCCAGTGCTACCTCTTTCTATAATTAATCCTGAATCGTTAGCATTAGAAGCTGCTCCACGATTTAACCCTATAATATTATCAGATACATCTAAGTTGGTTTGATTAACAGTAGTTGTTGTACCATTTACTTGCAAATCTCCTGCAAGAACAGAATTTCCAGTAACACTTAATGTTCCAATTTCTGTTGTTGATGTTCCTGCATCTATTTTAAATACTACATTACCACTACTATCTTTTGCTCTAAAATCTATATCATTGCCACCATTATTGTGCATTGTATATTGACCATATAAGACTAAGTGAGATACACTATTTCTTTTAATATCAAAATTGTGAGCTGTAGTTGTCCCCACTGTGCCTGTATTATCTTGTGATTGTATTCTTGTTGTAACAGTATTTGTAGTATCTGTTAAATCTATTGAAGGTGTATTAGCATCGTTAAAATCTATATCTCCACTAAAAGTAGGACTTGGTAAGTTTACTCCAGTATTTAAATAATCTTGAATCTTTGTATTCAAGGCAGCACTTACTGCTTGGTTACTACCATTTCCAATAAATATATCGCCATCATCTAAGTTTGGTGTAGCATTAGTTCTACCTGCACCACCAACTTTAATACTTCCAGCAGAAGCGTGACTGCGTTGTACTGTACCAATATTTTGTAATAAAGAAGATTCTCCAGTTGGTTTGGTTGCAGTTAAAGTGTTACCTGAAGTTCCATTAGTGCTAACATAAAGAATATCTCCAACACTAAATGATGAAGTGTTTAATCCTGGTAGCGTACCAAAAGTAAAAATCTCTACAGATCCATTTATGCTTACTGAACTACCTGCTAATCCAAATGAAGGCATTTTAGAAGCGTCGTTTGCATCTGCTATATCAACGGTTGGTGTGTTTCCACTAACCCCTGAAATATATACTGCGTCACCTTTGTTTAAGGCAACATCTGCTTTCGCAGTAAATTTTGTAGCACCTCGTATATCTCCAATAATATCAGCAGTTACAGAGTTAAACTCTACATCTGCACTTGTTGCAACATCTTGTCCAATGGCAACATCGTCTGCATTAACCGTAACACCAGTTCCTGCTCCTACTGCAATATCTCTTGTTGAAGTAATATCGCCACCACCAGTTAAACCTGCACCTGCAGTAATAGATACGCCTGAATGGTCTATATGCTCGTTAGCAACAAACCCTGATAGATTATCGTGTACAATAGCAGAATCATCAGTTGTTAATGTTCTGCTTGCTGTAATGTCACCACCACCAGAAAGTCCAGTACCTGCTGTTATAGAAACAGAACTATGGTCAATGTGTTCATTGCTTACAAAGCCACTTAAGTCATCGTGTACAATCTCACTATCTGTGGTTGATAAAGTGTCACCAGTAAGTGTAATACCAGTTCCACCAACTAAATTTGTGTCATCACTAATATCTATTTGTCCAAGCGTTACTGCTTGTCCACTTAGTGAAAGATAATCGTGCGAAGTAGTAACAAGTGTTACATCGGTACTATTGTCTGTACCTGCAACATCAACATTTAAGTTTGTTCTTGCTCCACTTGCAGTAGTAGATCCAGTACCACCTCTTGCTACACTTAGTGTGCCAGTAGTACCTGCTACAATCGGTAAACTTGTTGCATCAGATAAATCAAAAGCAGGTGTTGCATCACTTGCTCCAAGTGCTACACTTACACCACCATAACTTACAGAGCTATTTGCTAACATAGCGTTTGTTACGCCAGATGCTTTTACTCTTAAAGTATCAGAATTAATTTCAATAGATGAATCATCTACATTGACTGATAAAGTATCTCCAGTTAATGCAAGTCCATCTCCACCAACTAAGTTGGTATCGTCAGATATATCAATCTGTCCTAATGTAATAGCTTGTCCTGATAAGGATAAATAATCGTGTGATGTCGTTACTAAAGTGACATCTGTAGAATTGTCTGTTCCTGCTACATCTACTCCTAAAGTAGTTCGTGCAGTTGCAGCATCTGCGTCATCAATAAGTGACGCACCAAAAGTTGTAATTGTTGTGTTATCAGGTAAGCTAAGTGTAGTAATACTTGAATCTGCACCATCTAAATAATTTAATTCTGTTGTAGAAGCAGTAAGACCGTCTAATATATTTATCTCTGCAGTAGAAGCAGTAACACCATCTAATATGTTTAACTCAACAGCAGATGAAGTAACTGCGTTTAATTTCGTTAAATCGGATTGTGTAACCCCACTACCACTGATGATAGTTACAGACGCATCTATAGTTGCTCCTGTATGGACTGATGTAAAATTTGCCATTTCTTTTCCCTATTAATAATTAAAGTTATGAGGGGGAACTTAATCCCCCTCAATCTAACTCATTACGGGTTAACGAAGTTAACAACTGGTAATGAAGTGCTTGATGCAGCGTGTGATAACACAGCTCCAAACAAGACATCTGCTACAACAGAAGTCGCTAAATGATCAATGTCATAAGCTGACTGCACTCTTGGTGCTATTTGTTGTGCAAAGTAGATTCCGTTTCTATTGAAAATAGAACCAGACTCATCTCCAGTACCACCATCATCGTCCCAGTCTGTTGAAGCGATAACTGGCATACCATAAATTTCCATAATGCTACCAGAAGCAAGTGGGTTAGCACTATCTCCTCGTTTTTGTGCTTCAGTGAAATCACCTAAGCCCATTAGGTTCATATACATAGCTGGTGAAGCATAAAAGAATGTTTCTCCATCTGTGTAGTCAAAACCTGCATCAAGAAGTTTTTGTAAGCCACTTCTAACTTCAGCAGTTGTAGGGGTATTATCAGTTGCTAAAGTAACATCGTTACCTGTAGCAGCTTGGATAATATTAACAGCTAAGTAGTTTTCTACTTTCTTAGCTAAAGCGTAACCCATTGATTTTGCATAAGCATTAAATAGGTCTGCAGATTCTTGAACTCTTACGATGTCCTCGATTCTTTTCGCTTCGTATTGGTGTTGATCTAATGATAATTGAATTACTCCGTCAGTATTAGCAGAATATGATACTGCAGTGTCAGCAGACTTTGCAGCAGCAGTTTCTTCAGCTACTTTAGGAATATTAAGTATGTCGCCACCATTTGATACCATTGATGAAAAGTCTAATACTTGATTTCTTAACTGAAATTTTCTTTCAGCATAATCAAGAATCGCATCTCTCCACATTTCTGGTATAAAATTAGCAGCAGTTGTTGTAGTTACATTTGCCATTTTATGTACTCTCCTTAAGTTTTAAAAATGTTATTTTTTCTTAAGGTAATGACTTATTAAGTCCTTATGCGAGTCCCTACGCTTTGAATTATTATCTAACTCGTTGAAAGGGTTTCCTTTAAACTTTGTAACGGAAACTTTGTTTTCAACTTGTCCTACATTAACTCCAGCTCGTGTTTCAAATTCTGAAACTATGTCACGCAAAAGAGATAAATCATCTACCTTCTCAAATTTTTCTCTTTTCGTTTCAGGAATTTTACCCAGAAGAGAATCTCTTTCTTGAGTCACATACTGATTAAAAGATTCAGAAACTTCGCTAAACTTTGTTTCTAACTCTTTATTTTTATTCTGTTCTTCAATTAAGAGAGCTTTGTATTCGCCCTGCTCTTCTAAAGTCTTTTTACGCTGTTCTTCCTGTGCAGTAGCTACTTCTTGAACTTTTGATTTAAGATCATTTCGTTCTTTTACCAGCTCCTGAAAACGATAATATGGAACAGCTTGTTCTGTCTTTTTTTCGTCTTGACTGACTTGAGGTTCTTTTACAGCTTCCTCAACGGCTGTATTCTGTTCTAATTCAGACATTTTTACTCCTTAAGTGGATTATTATATGACATTAAGTTAATTATGAATTAAATTAATCACAATTAGAATGTCAAAGAAAATTAAAGAGTTTGAGTTCAAGCAAAAATGGTTCGATTATATGAACTATGTACCTCACGCAGGTCAGCGTAAATTACACTTTCCAGAGAAACAAGGTGCTTCTTATTTTGTAAATATTTGTGGTAGACGATATGGAAAAACTACTGCAGCGTATCGTGAAGCAGAATTTTATGCAGCACAACCGAATCAAAAGATTTGGCTTGTTGGATTATCTTATAAGAAATCAAGACTAATGTTTCGTGAAGTATGGAAAGATATGGTAGCAGGAAAAGCAAACGATATTGAACGAGCATCAGAAAAAGAACAGTATATCAAATTCAAGTGGGGAACAACCGTAGAAGGTATGTCTTGTGAAAATCCAGACTCTCTTGTTGGTGAAGGTGTAGACTTATTGATTATTGACGAAGCAGCAAAGATGCCAAGAAAGATTTGGGATATGTATTTATCTCCTACCCTTATTGACAGAAAAGGAAAAGCTATTTTTATTACTACGCCTGAAGGGTTTAATTGGATATATGACTTGTACTTGTTAGGGCAAACAGATGACAAGTGGTATTCAGTACAATCTCCAAGTTGGGAAAACGAACACGCATTTCCAGATGGCGAGAAAGATTCTTTCTTAATGGAAAGAAAAAGAAATATGTCCAAAGAATTATTTGACCAGGAGTTTGCAGCCAAGTTTACTTCTATGGAAGGACGAGTATATCCATTTGATAGACAAAAAGATATGGGTGATGTTCCGTACCAGGAAAACCTACCTACTTATTGTTCAATGGACTTTGGATTTAGAATGCCATCAGTATTATGGTTTCAAACCTACAAGCAAGATGGGAATTGGCATATCAATATTATTGATGAAATTATTCACGAACGCAATATTCCAACTGATAAACTTGCAGAGATGATAAAGAAAAAGAATTATCCAGTGATTACTTATTATGGTGATCCAGCAGGTAGTTTCGTTCAAGGACAATCTGGTATGGGGGATATTCATATCTTTAGAAAGCACGGAATTTTTGTAGAGTATCGTATGGACAAACTATCCAGAGATATACAATCTGGTGTGAGTTATTGTCGTAGTTTTTTTGAAAATGCAGATGGATTACGCAGAATTAAAATAGACAAAAGATGCGTAGGTATTGCAGAAGATTTCGAGGGATATAGATTCCCAGAAGCAGTAGAAGGGAAAGCTATCTCTAACAATCCAATCAAAGATGGATTCTATGAACACGGTTGCGATGCCTTCCGATATTTTATATTGAATAGATTTCCAATTAGAAGTAACTTCATTGGAAGAATATCACGATAAAAAGGAATACTTTGATGGTTTTAACAGCACGAGAAATTATACAAGACTCATTAACTAACTTTAAAGAAGAACAAGCGAAAGCTCGTAGAGAAGAAGTAAGAAAGTTTTTAGACTATTATTCAGGTTCTTTAACCGAACAATACATCGAAGGATATTTTAAATCTGACGCATTCCAAGAGATTCCTCATTACAATACCAACATCGTGAAAAAATTCGTCAATCGTATGTCTAAGATTTATACTATCGGTGCTAAAAGAAATGTAAGCGATAGATATTTAGATTTAACCTCTGTAAAAAATGCTCGTATGAAACAAATGGAACGAATGACTCGTTTGCTTGGTTCTACTGCAACTTATGTAATGTATGATGAGTTAGAAGAACGATTTGAATATCGTCCTATTTATTATTTTGAACCATACTTTGGTGACAATCCATACAGACCTGAAGCTATTGTATATCCAATGATGCACGGACACGCAGACTTATCTGACACAGATGAGTTAATGTATGCGTATTGGGATAGCGAATTACATTTAAAGTTCAATGAGAACGGTGATATTCTTGAAGAGGTACAGCACAACTTAGGTATATTACCTTTTGTATTTACACATAGAGAAGAGCAATTAGACTCTTTCTTTGTTGAAGGTGCTTCTGATTTAGTATCTGCTAATGAGCATATCAATATTACAATGACTGAAATGCAATTAGGATTACGATTCCAAATGTTTGGACAACCAGTAGTAACTGGACTTATTTCTGACAATAGCAATGTAAGAGCAGGATCAGATGAAATATTAACTTTACCTGAAGGAAGTAATTACAATATTGTATCGCCAGAAGGTAGAGTGCTTGATGTAATTGAAAACATCAAATGGCAAATAGAATTAGTAGCGTTGAACAATCATCTATTCGTTACTTTTGCACAATCAGGTGGTGAAGTACCAAGTGGTATATCGCTAATGATTAAAGACTTAGAACGCCACGAAGATTTTATCGATGATAAAGAATTATATCGTCAATATGAAAAAGACTTTTATAGAGTAGAATATGCTCTATCACAAATCAATAATCTTGGACTACCTGAAGTATCACAATTTAAAGTTGATTTCTCTGAAGTTGAATATCCAATGACTACACAAGATAAGATTATGTTAAATGAGTACAAATTAAAACATAACTTAACTACTCAAGCACAATTATTAGCTGAAGAAAACAAAGATTTAAGTGTTGAAGATGCAAGACAAATCATAGAAGCTAATAAATCAGTAAATGGAGTAGAGATAGTCAATGATGACAATTCAGAAAATCAAGGTTAATTTTAATTTTAACAAGGTTACTGGAGCAGCATTCGATAATAATATTCTCGCTTCTTTAGAGAATATGGCAAAGTTTGCTTGGAGTAAAGTCAAAAAAACCTTTCGACATCAAAAAGATATTAACGGTAAAAAATATGCTCGTTCTACATCTGGGTATTTAAATATGAAACACAACTTCAAAAGAAGTAAAATACAATCTAATAAGATTATGACTGATACTGGAACACTTGAAAAAAGCATAGAACACGATATTGATAGAAAAAAATTAGAGTCATTTGTTGGCACTAACCTTGTCCAATACGAAAAACATTTAGAAGATAATGTATCTGGTATTGTAAGAGATAAGGGAGTATACAAAGGATATATGGGAGATTTTGCTCCAGTACCACAAAGAAAGTTCTTTTTTACCTCAGATGAGGAAGCATTTGAAGAAACGGAAAAGAAGATTGATAAAGAAATAGATAAGTTTTTTGATGAATTAATAAGGAATCTTTCTACAAGTGAACGTATATTATAATATGGACGATTTAATCAAAGAGCTGTATAAAATGGTATTAGAAATACGAAAAATATCTGAAGCCAATAACGATTTACTTGGTTTTATCTGTACCAAAGTTGCACCTAATAAAAAAATGTATCAGGAAGATATTAGTGTTGATGATGTGATGTCTATTTCTATGGAAATGTCAGAAATATTCGAAAAATACGATGTTATGCCTGAGGATTATGGCGTTGCTTAGATTCTAACTCTGCTAACTTCTCTAACCACTTACGCCTTTCACTATTTGTCGGACGCCTTGATGGCAATGGATCTAACCCTACTTTCTTAGCTCTCTGCAATAAAGCATATCGTGATGCTCTATCCTCTCTTTTCTTTTGTCTTGATGGTGGTTTACCTTCTTTAATTCTTTGAACTGCTTTCTTTTCTTTTATATCTCGTTTCTTCGGTTTGTCGTTTACAGGATTTCTTTCTGGAAGCGTATCCAGTATTTCGGTAACCTCTTCGCTTTCGGCTTCTATAATCTCATCAGCGTCTATTTGTTCAGCTTTTAAGAACTTCTCAAATGGACTATCTACGGTTACATTGATGTTTTTAACCAGCTTCCCTGAATGTTCTAATACCAGACGCCCTGCCTGGACATTCCCTTCAACAGCTTCACGAATCATACTATTTAATACCATTGGTAGCTTAGCATTGAAAGACACCATATACTTCTTATAATACATTTCAACAAAACGATCATCAGCAAACCAGCTATGAATAGTGCGTGGACTTACTTTTAATTGCTCGGCTATCTGTTTTTTGTTTAGCTCTGGATTATGAATCAGTAAATCAATAGCAGCAAGTTGATTGGCTTTCTTTAGTTCGATATTGCTCACTTGCCTTGTCCTCTGTATTTCTTTTTATAATACTTCTTAGAACCTTTTGTCCCGTATTTCGTATTCGTGCTTTTACCTTGTCGAGTTTTTTTAGCACCATTTGACTTTACGGTGCGATCGTTGAATAATGACTTTCTCATTTCTTGTAGACTTTTTCTGCTCCTGCGATACCAAATGAACCGAGTGTAACCCAGACGAACGAGTTGTAGATGTAGTCGTTGACCATTAGCTCTATTCCAATAATACCCATTGCTAAATCCACGATGCCGAATACGCACATCAACGCAAAAGACAAGAAGCCAATAATATTCTTTTCGTTGTATTCGTTTTTATCTTTAAATAAATCCCACATTACTTCTTGTCCTTTTTCTTTTTACCAAAAATCTTATCCCAACGCTTTTCGTATTCTTTTTTAGATATACTCAAAGGTCTTGGCACATCGCCTTTCCCTGCTCCGTTGGCTTTGCTATATATACTTTTGTCACTCATTTGCTATGTCTTTTTACTACTGGTACACTCATCGTTAATGAAGAACCTTTGTGTTTTTTATATCCACCTTTTGGATTCTTCATCAATTTAAACTTCCCCTTCTTTTTCATAAAGTGATACCCTCTTGGTGCTTTCACTTTCATTTTTTCTTCCCTTTTTTCTTCTTCTTCTTTTTCTTTTTTGTTCCATAATGATAGGGCATAACTATCTCCTCTTTTTAATTTTTTCCTTTGGACATACTTTTATATAATCTACTCTATTTTGCTCTTTGTTTCCTGTGTGTAACCCACAATAGGTGATGTCTTTTACCTTACTGGCGTAAGAACATTTCTTCTGTACTAATGAGCAATAATCAAACATTAATCTATATCCAATTCTTTGTATAATTTACGATCAGGCATTGAACCTGCACCATTTATGACCAATAATGGCTTAGAAGGTATCCTTTTGACTAAGAACCGTTCTTTACAACAAGTACATCTCTCGAGGGGATCATCTGTCATTTTCTGTTCCACCTCAAACACATTACCTGTTTCTAAGCATTGATAATCATATCTTGGCATACAGACAATTTAACCAATAATATCTGTGAAATACCAATAAAAAACCCTAAAAAGTTTGGATTGGGAATCTAATAGAAACACGACAAAAAACTGAACCTCTCAAATTTCTGTAAGTTCAGTAATATCGTCATTTACAAGGATTTTTTTTAATCTTGATTTTGATATATAGAGTATTAAATTGATACTATTTATAGTTAGTCATTAACGATGGTTTTGCAAGGAATGTTATAGGACTTCTATATATATTCCTTGTCCCTACTATACCCCCCTAAATTCAACAATATCAACATTTACAAGAATTAGACCAAATATAATTGGCGTTTAAAAAATTA